AATGATATTTGCGTCGAGATCAGCCGCCACAAAAACGAGATTTGGAAACACGCGCAGGAGGTCGCACTTCGAGACGCCCAACCCCAGCCGGAGAAGGACTGATGCCCGAACCCCTGATGCAGGATGATGTGGTGGAGAAGGATCAATGGCGTACGATCAAATGCCATTTCTGCGGCACGACCAGCGGGCCGTTTCCTTGGAAGCGCGGCAACGGAAGCGCCTATGCGTGCGAGCCTTGCGGCCAGCGCGAATGTCTCGCCAGCAAAGGGGAGTGAAGTAGTGAACACCATCGACCTGTCGCCGAAGATGTGGGGACACAACTATGAGATCATTGAGATCATCGACAAAGGCGCGAAACTGCGTCTTGCGACCTGGTCCACGCCGACGCCGCTGGAGGGAGACTACCTCATCCTGAAGAATGGCGACGACACGACGCGCTATAGAGCCGACACCGTGGAATACTGTGGCAATCCAGCTGACATGTGCATCGTCCAAGCCGGCTTCGCTCCCCGAAAGGACCATCATGACCCCCAAGGATGAAGAGCTGCTTGCGCTGGCGGAGCGAGTTGAAAAGGCAACCGGTGACGAGCGCTTCGATTGGACGGGTCTGCCCCACTGGGCCTCGTGGGGAAGCGAACACTATGATAACGGTTGGGTTCCAGACTGCGGCGGAAAAACCGACTTCGACCCCGGTCTATTGCGCCTGTCATGTAGGGCGTATCCCGGAGGCGACTGGATATGTTCCGTCTATTTCGGCGCGGACTTCGAACTAGAGAATAGCGGTATACAGCACGCAACATCGAAGGAAGAAGCCAAGCGCGCCGTCGAGGTGTGGTGCGCAGATGCTTTCAAACGATGGTCTGGAGTAATCGCCGCAGCTCTCCGCACTCGCACCACAGGAGATGACAAGCCATGAGCAGGAAGACACTTTTCGAGCGAATGGCAGAAGCTCAACGGCTCCCCACAGATCTATCGACGGATGCCGGGTTAGAGGGGATGCGCGAGAAGATCATCCAGACCCTCGAAAGCATCGAAGGCTATCGTGGATTGGAACACGAACGACAGGCCGACGCGATCCTCGTAATTCTAGAGGTCCGCACAGCTCTAGGGACTGTTAAAAAGAAAGGGTAAAACTCAAAATGTCAGAGGAAACTCAAGAACTTGAAAAAGTTGATGAAGCACCGATCAATCTTACGGAAGAACAAGCTGCAGCAACTGATGATATTATTGACTGGTTTCGAGAGATTAGTCTTGGTCAAGACGAGTTTGATGATCGAATGACTTGTGCTGATTGGTTCTATGTTCTTCGCGGATATGCGGGAACTGGTAAGTCATTTTCAATGACCAATTTGGCGCGATCAGGTCTTGGTATGAATATTCGACCTAGCCAAATCTGTTTCACCGCGCCCACCAACAAAGCCGTAAAAGTCCTCCGCAACTATCTCGATGGAGCAAGGCTCAATGACTGCACCACCAAAACAATTTATTCACTTCTTGGGCTTAGCCTACAACCCAACGGTGAAGTTAAGGAATTATCTCGACCCGAAGAACCAGTGGACCTTTCAGGTTATAAGCTTATCGTCATCGATGAAGCCTCAATGGTCAATCGCTTCCTCATGGATGCAATCGAATGCGCCGTGGAAGAGTGGGGCGTGCCATTTCTCTTCATGGGCGATCCAGCACAATTACCTCCGGTTGGAGAACTTGCTACCCCGGTTTGGAAGATTGAACGACAATCAACCCTTACAAAGGTAATGCGCTACGGCGACTCGATGCTGGACTTGGCAACGTCTATTAGGAATGTGGTAGATAATCCCTTCCCTTCGGTTAAGATCGAAAGCGCGCCACCCGTTTATCGTGTTTCAAAGCCAGAATGGTACGATAAGATGGTGGAAAATCTTGAATTATTCAAATCCGGTGATGCAAAGTGTATTGCTTGGCGAAATATCACCGTAGATAAGTATAATAATTTTATTCGAGGACATATCTTTGGCAAAGCCGAGGCGCGCGCCAACGCGTGGCTTGCGGGCGATAAAATAGTTGCTACATCAATGCTTAAAAATCTCGATGATGAAATTTTTATGCGAACTGATGAAGAAGCAACTATTCTTCAAATAGCCCTTGGAATGCATCCGAAGTATAATGAGTTTCAAATTTGGAACTTATTGGCACAAGATGAAGTGGGTCGAAAGGTAACAATTAGAACACTTACACCCGAGGGCCAATTTAACCTCAATAATCGCTTGAACGAACTATCAATGGAGGCGAAGAATGGAAAGCGATACAAGTGGCGCGAATTTTGGCAGCTTAAAGAAGCGTTTAACGAAGTTCGTCACAGCTATGCAATCACGTCGCATAGATCGCAAGGCTCGTCATATCTTAAAACATTTATCGACCTTGAAGATATCATGCTCAACCGAAATCGGCAAGAAGCCTTTCGATCGCTTTATGTAAGCTGCACGAGACAGCGACAGGAAATTTATATCAGCTAGTAATTCTATTGTTGTTTGAAAATTAGCCTCAATTACAATTCTATAATTAGGACCAAATCCGCTATGACAATTCCATCCTTAGAAATGCAAACGCGCATTGCCGAACTTAGGCAAAAGGCGCGCGACGGAACACTCACGCTTGAGGAAACTAAAGAGGCAATTGCCTTTCTTCGTGCCGAACGAATGGCTATGGAGCCAACGAAGGGAACAAAGAAAGCCGCACAAGCAGCGGTGAATGTTGATAATTTGCTTGGTGAACTTGGACTTTAACTCCTGAAAAGGAACTCCGCATAATGGATAGACCTTATTTTCCTGTCGCTATCGACAGCACAACCATCGCTGCTTTTCGTTCGTGTCCTCAACGCGCCTTTCGCCAATATATCCAACACTGGAAGCCCGCCGAGGACTCGGTTCACTTAATCGCTGGAGGCGCATTTGCAGCAGGAATTGAAGAGGCTCGAATTGCTTTTTATGTCGAAGGTATGGATGCGAAAACCGCAGGCGCTCGAGGCCTTCGAACACTTATCAACAAGTATGGAGATTTTGAATGCCCATCCGACAGCGCTAAATCATTGGAACGCACTGCAGGCGCTCTCGAATTTTACCTTGAAACTTATCCACTTGGCGAGGATGGGGCTATCCCCGTCAAGTTCTCGGATAATCGTCACGGAATTGAGTTCAGCTTCGCTCAACCTTTGCCAATCAATCACCCAGTCACTGGTGATCCAATCCTTTACACCGGACGAAGTGATATGATCGCGGAGGCTTTTAATGGAATTTACATCTACGACGAGAAGACTACATCTTCACTTGGAGCATCATGGGCCAAACAATGGGACCTTCGAAGCCAATTTACAGGCTATTGTTGGGCGGCTGAGCAGTTTGGCTTTAAGCCCTCGGGGGTCTGTGTCCGAGGCATTAGCATTCTTAAGACTAAATACGACACTCAACAAGTTCTCACTTATCGGAGCGGTTTCGAAATCGAAAGGTGGCTCGATCAAACTTGTCGTGATATCGAAAGAATGATTAAGTGCTGGCAAGATGGTTATTGGGACTTTAACCTCGACCATGCTTGTACCGAATATGGTGGGTGCGCATTTAAGTCTATTTGTAAGTCCGCTGATCCCGATCCTTGGCTAAAGACTTATTTTGTTCAGAGAGTATGGGACCCGCTGGCGCGCGAAGAACTCACTCTTGAAGAGCATAACGCTCGTATGGCCGAAGAAATGAGCAATGCTCCATCTTCGTAAGTGGCAATTGCCTAATGGTGTGACAGTTCATCGCTATGATGAAATACCTAATGCTTGGTCATACTTTTGGTATTGCTCCAGATGTGGAGAGGTTTATGCTCGCGCGCCAGCTTATACTGACAGTAATGAAACAACTCATCCTCTGCCTTTTGTTGCAATTGGTGGCTGCTGTCTTAATTGCAATTCTAATAAGTTTTCTATATCAGGCACCCTTGAAACAGTTCGTTTCATCGGCTGGCCTGTGCCTATCGAAGTCGTTCAGTATCAACTCGAACGAGAAATAGCTTTTCTCGATCATCCTGACCACCCGCATAACAAGGGAGTATGCGAATAATGTCTGAAAAATTTCCGCCACCACCCTATACTCTTCCAGGTTTCAACGTCCTACTCATGGGACCATCAGGAACCGGCAAAACCTATTCTATTGGCACGCTTGTAGATATGGGAGTTGAAGTTTTCTATCTCGCAATTGAAGCGGGTATGGAGTCTTTGCTCGGATATTGGCGCGATCGAAATCTGGAAATTCCACCTAACCTACATTGGCATAAGCTTGCCGCGCCCAAAGCCTCATTCACTGAAATGATCGGTAATGCCAAGCTAGTCAATACTCTCGGGCTTGACTCACTTGCCAAAATGTCCGACCCGAACAAGTCCAAGCATAACCAGTTTATCTCATTACTGGAGGCGCTCAATGACTTTCCCGATGATCGAACTGGTGAAAAGTTTGGCTCGGTTGCCGATTGGGACCAGTCCCGAGTTTTGGCTGTTGATGGTGCTACTGGCTTGTCACAATGCGCTATGGCTCTTGTGGTTGGTGGAAAGCCAGTTCGAAGTCAGAGTGATTGGGGTATCGCTCAAGACCAAGTGGAAAAAATTACTCGTATGCTCTGCGATAACTGTCCCTGCCATTTCATACTTATCGCTCATGTTGAGCGAGAACAAGATGCCGTTCTAGGCGGGATTAAACTCATGGTATCAACGCTTGGAAAGGCTCTCGCGCCGAAGTTTCCAGCGATGTTCTCCGACGTTATTCTTACAGTTAGGCAAGGGGATAAATGGACTTGGGATACGGCATCGGCAATGGCTGACGTAAAGACTAGAAATTTGCCAATTAAGGCAGATAACACGCCGACATTTAAGGCGATTATGGATAAATGGGTGGCGCGGAACAAGGTAGGAGAGCCTTCGTAATGGGAAATCCTAATCAAGCTTTAATTGCTATGGCACTTTGTTTGGGTGCTTTACTTGTTTTTCTTTTCTTTTTACTATAGCCAGCCCAGGGACGACTGGTTATCTTTGCTAAGTCCCATATTGCGTTAACTCTAACCTAGAAAGAACCTTTAATCATGGCTACTACTTTTGATCCTGCAACTTTTCTTAATCAGCAATATGACGAAGCACTCGA